TGTATTCCTTATTGGTGTTGTATTCCTTGGTGTTGTGTATGGTGGTGGTGTATTCCTTGGTGTGTTAGACATTGATGTTGTGTTCCTTAGTGTGTTAGACATTGATGTTGTGTTCCTTAGTGGTGTATTATTCCTTAGTGGTGTATTATTCCTTAGTGGTGTATTATTCCTTTGTGTATTCCTTGGCGTGTTAGACATTGAGGTTGTGTTCCTTAGTGTATTCCTTGGCGTGTTAGACATTGATGTTGTGTTTATTTGTGTATTCCTTGGCGTGTTAGACATTGATGTTGTGTTTGGTGGTGTTGTGTTCCTTACTGTTGTATTATTCCTTAGTGGTGTTGTATTCCTTGGTGTTGTATTCCTTAGTTGTGTTGTGTTCCTTACTGTTGTATTCCTTGGTGTTGTGTTTGGTGGTGTTGTGTTTGGTGGTGGTGAGTTTGTGGCATTGAAAAATGAATTCGTGGGTGAGTTTGTTGAGCGTTCTTTATCGCTCACTTGTTTTTTTTGTGAAGGCGGAACATTACCATTAGAAGTGTTTGATCTTGGTGATGATGTATTCTTTAATTCGCATTTTCTAAAATTTCCGTTTTCATCATATATGGTCGAACAAGGATAAAATCTGTGAGTGTTTCGTTTTTCGCAAGTTCTTTTTCTTTGTTGAGTGATATATGGTTCGTTAAGTCGTCTAAAATAACGCAAATTTATAGATTCACAACTCATCGGTTTTCTACCACAAGGCCCATAAGGCTCTAAATCCATGTTTTATGATGATGATGAGAAAATAAGTTAAAGAATTCTTATTTTCACAATTGTAGTTTTTTTATTACGATCGTAATGTGTTTGCTTGTTTGTTTACATAAATATTTGATAAAAAATAAGTAAAAAATATCACTCTTATTGAGAACATACAGCATTCTGACTACACGAACACACAAAGTTTACTACGAACACTTGTTCATACGGATTTTACCGGTTCTCTCACCAGTCATTATGGCGACCATCCAGTGTGAAGCATACATTGGAGACGGCAAACCTCATCAGGTTCGTCGTATCCAATGTAAATCGCGCTCTTGCATGCTCGTCACTGTGTACGATCAGCACATCATTTCGAAAGAGGTGAAGTGTTGTATACGACATTTGCGACCGGTGTGTGCTCAGGCGATCTCCGACGCAAAGACTGTAGAAGTCTTTTCCAAAGTGAAAGCAGGTACTTTCGAGTACTACGAGCCTTACGCTTTGGACAACATCAAGAATCTGCCTCCTGGAGGTAGATTTGTTCCGCTTCCAGTGGCACATGCTCCGCCTCCGGTGGTTCATGCTCCGCCCCCAGTGGCACATGCACCGCCTCCGGTGGCTGCTCCTGATGTTGCACCTCCACCTCCACCTCCACCTCCGCCGGTTTTACCAGCGGTTCTTGACGACAGGAAACACCCTTGTTGCATCTGTTATGATGACACAGAGGATGTTTTCTGCACATCTCACCGACACGCCATGTGTCAGGAGTGTTTCGAGAACCATGTTCTGGCCGAGACCAAGCATATCGATTTCAACGGCACTGTGAAGTGCCCGTTGCATCGTATGCGCGAGTGTGACTGCGAAGGATACACCGTAAGCTTCATCGCGAAGCATGTACCAGACAAGGTATTCACGGAGTACGATCGCAAACGCTACGAGGTCAAGGAGAAATCTTTAATCACTAAAATCGAAAACGACTTCAAGAAGAAGCTCGCTTTGGAACAGTCGATGCCTGAACTCCAGAAGAATCGCCAGCATGTGGTTGACAACATTTTGACACTTANGTGTCCTAAGTGTTCTCAAGCATATCACGATTTTGACGGTTGTTTATCGTTGANGTGTTCCAAGTGCAAGTGCTACTTCTGTGCTAAATGTCACAACATTAACAAGGACTCGATGACAAGTCACGACCATATTGCTACTTGTACGGTTGGTGGTAAGATGAATGGTGTGTTCTTTGCCACAAAGACCGAAATCTTCAAATTTCAGAACCATATGCGGACACAGAAACTCAAGCAATTTATAAGCGGTAGATCCGATAAGTTTGACCTGTTACACGCCTTAGGCAAGGATCTTGTCGATCTGAAGCTCGATCCACACGAGTTTTTCTGAGTGCTCTTAATTTCATCTATATAATTTCATCTATATAATTTCATCTATATAATTTCATCTATATAATTTCATCTATATAATTTCATCTATATAATTTCTATTTTTTTGTTCGGCAGAGTAACATAGATGGGTTTGATCGTCGTGTCGTAGAAACTCAATACATATGGTGGTTGAGAATCGTCTGAATCGTGTTTTTCGTTGTACTCCAATTTACCGTAATTAATTTCATCTTTTGAAACGGTGTATTTCACCTCCTTTCCAATATTATACCAAATATCATTCTTCTCTAACATCATGTATATGTCCGCTGCCGAGTAAGATGTGTTTTTCAAACCATCTTCCAAACGAATTTTGTATTTGTTACGATTTCTTGTATCTAGTTCTATAGTTCCATCCACATAACGATTATTATGATAAACATACACTTTCTTATTTACATAAGGATCGTTTCTGATGATTTCTTCGTCGGACAGGTTGTTAAAAACGGGTAATTTTATAATCTTGTTACTGTATCTTTCGTATTTCAAATGTTGCGTTAAACTGTGTTGCATCTTATAAGCGATTTTTGTCTTAAACTCATTGGATTCGTCTTTGTAGTAAGTTGCAACACTGTGTCTTAACTCGTTAATACCTAAGTTCTTCGCTCGTGTGTACCTTTCAAACATACGAATGATGTATTTGGACAGTTTTCCGTTCTTATATGGCACACCGTCTTCTTTAGTTATCAAATACTCTATTTTTGATTTGTTTTGATTCGTCATGTATTTATTCATTTTGTCTATATATTCTGTGACAAGTTTGCTAATGTCTGCATTTAGTTTAATTTTGAAGGTGCCTCTTAAATTGCTGTTTTTATAATCGTTTAAAATGATTTCGTATCGGTTATTTTCGTTTTCAAAAACATAATTAAAATTCACCCGGATAGACGGCTTTTTGGGCAATAATTTTAACAAACCGAGATTATCACGCAATATGTTTTGATTGATATAAATATGCATGATAAGTAAATCTTTCAATTCTTGCATACTTCTACCTTTTACCAAACTTGGAATCTTCAGTATTTCTTCCCAATCATAATAGGGAGCTTTTTTTTGCCGATCATCCTCCGCTTCCTTCGCTTTATTGGTAAGCAATGCAAACTGTTCACTAAACATCGAAATGTCTTCAATATTGTTTGCTAAGTCTACAATACTTTTCGGAATTGTGTTAATTGGGAATTTGTTTTTCGAACTCAAATTGTGTAATTTGAAAAGTATATGCAAAAACATCTTATTCTTTTCCGTTATATCGGTATATCTTTTTGGATATTTATAAACATTTAACAAATTTTTTGTTCTGTGTTTGTGTCGATCTAATCTAAAAAACAAATTGTAAATTGCTCTTGTGTAGTCGTGTCTGCCCTGTTCTTTCGTTATATCTGTTCGATTATCATACATTAAATTCTTGTCAATCATATACATGTATGTATTAATGACATGATCCATTGATATAAACGATTCGTTTGCTCTTTCTATCTCATACAATGGCGTAGGAGAGGTGTTCTGTCTCTGTTCTGGTGTTCGTCTTTTCTGCATGGGAATGGGTACTTGTTCTTGTTGTGGAGCGTTCGTTTGTTGATAGCTCGTGCTTTGAGTATTCGTTTGTGGAGCATTCGTTTGTTGATAGCTCGTGCTTTGAGTATTCGTTTGTGGATAGCTCGTTTGTGGAGCATTCGTTTGTGGAGCATTCGTTTGTGGATAGCTAGTTTGTGGAGCGTTCGTGCTTTGAGCATTTGCTCTTTGTTGTTGTCTTTGGTTCTGTTGATTAGGAGACACATATGGTGATAATAATGTGGGTAAAGATGGAGACACCGACGGTGATCGAAACGGTTGTTTGGTTTTGCTTTTGTTTTTGTTCCGTGCGTTTTCATTGGTTTTAATTGGATTGTCAATAATTTGGTTTTCAATATTATTTATTTCAGACTGCAAAACCAATTTTACATTTTCGTTATCAATATTGGTTAATATATTTCTTAATTTATTTAATTTGGATTCCAGAATATCTAGCTGTTCTTTTTGCCGATAATAATACTCTTTGTAGTTATCGGAAGGATAGATATTCTTGTATCGTTTGTCTTTGACGAATGTGATCTTTTGAGGATTGATAAGGTATCTGTTTCTTCGATTGTTCAAACATTTGATGATCATCGCTTTCTCTGGATTGGTCCAGTTGTACTTCGGATCATACAGTGTCTTCTTCCAAACACATTTACCTTTGTCGATCGCATTGAGAATTCGTTGTCTGGCAACTTTAGTTTTATTACGATCGTAACTTTCTTTGGAACGCTGAGCATCTGATGTTTTTGACATATCAAGCATTGATTATCATGATGAAATATTTTAAAAAATGAATATATAAAAAGAATAAATGGAAGAGTATAAATATAGTAAAACAAATATAGAACTATCAAAATTAAAACTTACAGATCAATTAATTAAATTATTAAATAAACTGGTAAAAAAAGGATGCAGCGAAACTGTTTTCAGTAGGTTCCCTTATTATAATGATAAAAAAATTAAACCAGACAGAGTGCTAGCGCTATCTAAAAAGGAAGGTAATTGTGTAACATTCGCTTATTACATGAAAGAGTTACTTAACCAAAATAAAATTAAAGGATACATCGTGGGCGGAAAACCCCCTCCTAAATTCTCTAGATCGGGATACAGAGACATAAGCCATGTGGGTGTTGTTGTTCCATATAACACAGGGTTCGTTTTGTTCGATACGGCGTTCTATTTTGACAAAGCTATCATATTGGATGAAAAAAACAACTACGAAACATGCAAATACTTTACAAATGTATACAGTAAATCCGTAGACAAATGGTGTTTTATTAAAGAACGAGACAGAATCCAAGTGTATATAAACGACAACAAATTAGACGCTTATTACGAATTAAAAGAACTGCTGAATCCTTCTAAATCGATAACATTACACACCAACCGAGCCGATAGAACCGTGTTTAGATGTGAAGTGGACAAATCAATGCATTCGAAATTTTACTATAAGATAAATATGTATAATAATAGTTTAAGCGTATATTCGTTGAACCAACATAACACCGCAATAGATGTATCGAATTTCTTCAACGAAAATGAAAAATTAAATGAAACAAAACTAAAAACATGGATACACCATTTAAATTTGCTCGTATCTCAAAAACGACGAATGTACAAGGATCTTAAACTTTTTCTTTCAAAGAATTATCCATTTGTTATATAAAGAGTTCGTCAACAATTTTTCACAAACAGGATCTATTATAAGTCTTGTTATGGCGCTACGCAATGGTCTGGCACCATAATCGGTATTCATTCCTTCTTGATAAATTTGATGTCTCGTTTCATCCCTTATAACTATCTGGATTTGATGCGATTTGTAAATGTCTTCAATGAAATCGTCAATCATAACGTTGGCAATAGCAATGATCGAATCGGAAGACAGATATTCAAACGGCAAGATACAATCAATACGGTTCAAAAATTCAGGTCTAAATGTATATTTTAATTCGTCGTGAATGTCGGTCAGATTGTAAGTACACTCAATATTCTTGTCATCGTTTGTTTGAAATCCTAATGATTGTTTTTGTTTGTGAGTAAAACCAATGTTCGATGTGAATATAATGATAGTGTTCTTGAACGAGTATTGATTTCCGATACTATCCGTAAGAATACCGTCCTCCAAGATCTGTAACAACGAATCGTAAATCTTGTAATGGGCCTTCTCTATTTCGTCAAACAACACGATTGAGTACGGATTGCGTTTCACCGCATTTGTCAATCGCCCGCCCTCTTCAAACCCAACATATCCCGGCGGAGAGCCAAGTAACGAAGAAACCGTATTCGGTTCTTGATATTCACTCATATCGAATCGGACAATGTTATGTTCTCTAGAACCAAAGTAGTAATCAGCCAACAAATTAACTGTTTCTGTTTTCCCGGTACCAGTGGGACCCAAAAACATCATGGACGCAATCGGTCTGTTCGCATTATAGAACCCACATACATGTCGTTTCAATGTTTTGATGATCGTATCAATAGCGGTGTCTTGACCGATTATCTTGTTTTTCAAACTCACATCCAATCTCATAATGTTTTTGTCGTCCTCTATCTTCAAAGGTATGTCGATTTGTTGTTGAAGGACTTTTTGAATGTCTTCTACTCGAATGATATTATCATCACGAACTTCTTTTTTGCGATCGATAATCATTTTTGAACACGCCTCATCCATTAAATCGATCGCCTTATCCGGAAAATTACGATACGATAAAAATCGATACGATAATTCTACACAAGTGGTCAAAGTATCATCGTTTATAACACACGAATGATACTCTTCGTATAGTGGTTGTAAGATTTTCAATATTTGAAATGTTTCTGCTTTTGAAGGTTCGTTTACATATACCGGTTGAAAGCGTCGTTCAAACGCTTTATCCCGAACAAAATATTTACTATACTCGTCCAATGTAGTCGCACCAATACAATGAACTCTACCTCTCGCCAGTCCCGGTTTCAGAATATTCGCAATGTTTAAACCAACATTTTCGTTACTGGATGATGTGTTTTTATCACCAGTTAAAACATGAATCTCATCAATCATCAAGATGATGTCGTCATTGTCGTATATCTCGTCTAAAAATGACGTTAATCTTTTCTCTATAGATCCTCTCTCCTTCGTCCCCGCAATCAAACCAACCGTGTCCAACAAAAGAATCTGTTTGTCGATTAGATCATGATGACATGTTTCATCAACAATTGATTTAGCTAACGCTTCCGCAATCGCGGTTTTTCCGACACCCGGTAGACCAAGCAATAACGGATTGTTTTTAGTTCGTTTCAAAAGAATCGATGTAATATTTTTTAATTCTTTTTCACGACCATGTATCGGGTCAATTTTGTTTTCTTTCGCTCGTTCATTTAGATTGATTGTAAATTGGTCGATGAAAGATGTTGACATTTATAACAATTTTTATATAAATAATATAATCTTTATATCTTTATATAAGGATATTACATTTCTAGAGATGGATTGGTGTGACGAACACGAAAACTTGTTGAAAGAATGGGCAGAAAAAGCACGATTTTATTCTTGGATGCATCACAAAACAAGTGCAGACTATAATCGGTTGAACAGTTATCTAACATTACCTTTGATTATTATTTCTACAATAAATGGGTCAGCAAATTTTACCTTGGTCGGCAACAAATCTAGCACTTTTTTTTACTCTACAATGTTTCCACTCGTTATTGGTACAATGAGCATAATTACAGCAGTGCTGTCATCCTCCACAAAATTCTTAAAAACCGCTGAATTAAAAGAAAAACACATGTTGTTTTACAGACAATTTAATATATTAGTTAGAAACATATGTTTGGAATTGAGTTTACCAAGAGAACAACGAAAACCGCCATCCGAAATTTTGAATATCAACAGACACGAATTCGATCGGATGGTAAACGAAGCACCAAATATACCAGAACATATCATTATCGAATTCAACAAACGATTTCCTTGTTCAAAAAACAAACCAGAAATCGCTAATGTTTTCGATAAGATAAGTATTCATGGTAGAGACAAAGACCTCAAAGACAGAGAGACTTACTTCAAGACAATGCGACAATTTAGAAAATGGCGCAATAGTCAAACTATCATCTCAAACAGTCTATATACCAATGAAAACACAGAGTTAAATAAGAACGAAAGTAGATCGAACGGTATATATATTGTAAAATCAGAAACAAATGAAGATAATGTTTAAAAATATTTTTTTTATATAAATTCTATATCTGAAAAATAATTTTCACATCCAATTAAATATATTTTATATTTTTTTTTGTCCCTCCTCAATATACTCATTATATTGAGGTGAGTATAGGTATATGTTTATATTTAAAAATTATAATATTGAGACATATAAATGATATACAAATGTAAAGAATGTAATTATGTCTCAAAAAGATTGTCCAATTTAGTAAGACATCAAAATAGATTGTATCCTTGTAACAAGACTTTCAAAGTGAATGTATGTAAGAGAGAAGAAGATAATAATCTTAATTATAATGAACAAAATAACAATGTTGGTGAACAAAATAACAATGCTAGTCAACATAATAACAATGTTGGTCAACAAAATAACAATGTTGGTCAACAAAATAACAATGTTGGTGAACAAAATAACAATGTTACTGAAATTAACGACAATATAAAATTTCAATGCTTAAAATGTAAGAAAGAACTTTCTTCTAATCAGCGATTAAAAACACATGAAAAAACATGTAATGGACTAGAACCAAAACAATGTAGAATTTGTTTGAAGATATTTACTACACAACAAGGTAAGTTTCAACATATGAAATATGTAAAATGCAGTGCTTCTATATCTCCTTCTTCGGCGTCTAATACCACAAATAACATCAATAACAGTACAACCAATAGTCATAATAATATCAATATCGACAATAGCAATAACAGTGTAAACACAAACAATATTCAAATTAACATCAGAGCAGACTTTGATAAGATTACAAACGACCACATCCAAACCATTGTCGCTCAACTGAAACAAACCGACTATTTACAGATGATATCAGACAACATTGACATAGGGAAATATGTTATCCCCAGAACGATGGAACAAATATACTTTAACGACCAGTTTCCAGAAATGCAAACTCTCAAAAAGGAACGACGGAACGACAAGTTAGTAGGGGTCCATGTCGGTAACGGAAAATGGGAAAAACGATTGGTCGATGATATTTACAATAATATTATCGGTCGGGTGGAAGATTTCCATAACAAATACTTCCAATTCATTGAGGAGAAATACAAAGATGTTAAGGTAGGTAGTGCCAGGTGGAAACAAATTATGCGACCTATTAAAACATTCGGCAACACCATGTTATGGTACGAAGGTTTCAGTGGTGACAATATAGAGAATATGGGTATCCAACTAAACTATCCGGATGAAGACGACGAGGAAATCGAAAAACTGCGAGAAAAACGAAACAAAGAAATGGAACAACTTATAAGTGAAAAAGTGTACGAAGAAACATTGTTAAAAGAAAAAGCTTGTATTCGATAATGTATTATAAATATTTAGGCGGAATCATTTTTTAGATATCTGATCGGGTGGGGGTTTTATCATTTATCCATACATTGTGGTGTTTTTTTGTGACAGCACATATATCGTGTTAAAGTTCTTGACTGTTTTGTTCGTGGATCGATGTAAGATATTTCTTTCTTACAGTGTTTGTTACACTTAAATGTCATCAATATAGTAAAGTAATTAACGCTATTATCCGTCAACCGTTTACGCAAGGAGCTCATCTGAATAAGAAGACAATATTCGATGTTCAATATCTTTGGAAACATTGGTTCTACCGGTTTCTGTTTCATTAAATCATTCACTTTTTTGTCTTTGAATTGAATCAACCAATACACCAACTTTGTTGGATCATTTTTGACAAACTTAACAAGGTCTGACTGTATTTGATGAGAATTACAGTATATCTCAGGAAACGATTTCAACAAATTCTTCTCTTCTAAAAATTCAATGAACTCCAATTTAATCTTGTCATTGCTTATAACATCTTGTAGTTTTCCTTTGAAAAAGTACATTTTGTTAATCCATATCTTCTTATCGATAATGTATTGATTATATTCTGCATTGTATTTCGTCTCGATCTCTTTGTATTTACTTAATACCGAATCCAAGTAATCGTCGCTCAGAATATCCGGATCGATCTCGTTTTTTAATGCTTCGTACTTGATCGACATACAACACATATCACTGACATTTTCTTTCACTAATTTATCAATACAATTTTGAAAATAAGCGTTGAACATTAACAGATTACCGTTGAACGGCACACCCGTGATTTCGCTATGGTCATTGATACCAATATACAGTTTGTAAGTGTCATCATAATTTGAGTTATGAAACGAACTTACATATCGTGGAACATAAACATAAATATACTTTTTGATGTTTTCTAAGATTAATTCGTTAAAACCCTTCAGTAACACACAACTGGTAATAAACTCCTTTAATTCTTTTCTGGTATACATTTCGAACAAATTGGTTTTGAAACAGAACTCTTTGTATTCAACATTTATGGTTTCGTGATGGTCCATTATATCACCCAGAATAAACATGATTAATATTTTTCTAAAAGTATTATTGATGATTCTTTATTCAACATATATCAATTTTTAAATGAAAAGTATTTAAACAGATACTTACATAAAAATATGGTGAGAGCATATGTTTGATGACCCCCCGGGATAGAGTGTTTTCCTGTGTGTTTTGTAGTCAAAACAATAGTCAAAAAGTTTTTATCTCTTCATAGCTCAGATGGTAGAGCGGAGGACTGTAGTGTTTTTATGGTTATCCTTAGGTCACTGGTTCGATTCCGGTTGAAGAGATCAAAAAACAAATTTCAGACTGTTGGTCTACAATTTGCCTTTTTAGCTTAGTGGTAAAGCGTTCGCCTTGTAAGCGAAAGATCGCAGGTTCAATCCCTGCAAAGGGCACTTTTTTCTGATTTTACATCACCAATGTAAATGATTTAGGATTTTCCTTGTTGTAAGAGTCCACAATTGTGCAGATATTGTTGGTTAACTCTTTTCGTGAAAAGATGTTCCAACCGGTCAAGCTTCCTAGCATTTTATACCCGCCGTATTTTTTGAACTCTTCGTCCACTATATTTATCAGGAGTTCGCTGTCAAAATTGGGATATTTTTGTAACACATCCTTGTGTAGAATGTTTTTACACACTTGTTCGGGAGGAGGGTTTTGGAACGACATTGCTTCCATCATTGTGATTGATTACTTTGTGATATATGTTTTATCAATTTTTTTCTTGATATAAAAAAATATGGAACACAATAATATAACACACCAAGAAATGGAGATAATTGCTCTTTTATTAGAACTATTCAATAGTTTTGACAAGTATTAGAATAAGGAATGGACGAGTGGTGTAAAAATATCCGAACATTACTGTCATCGTATCGTTTGTATCCCATAGTATAGTCGACTGTGATCACCTCGTTGGTAGTGGCGCATGTGAAATCATACACACCCATCGCTATTGCGATTTTCCCGGTTATGTGTATCTGGTGATTCCTAAATAAGACATCTTTCCAACATTTTCCACCGTTGATTGCGAATCCACTGTCTTCACGATACCCGTCCTCCACATTTCCGTCGCCCACAAAATAAGACAACGCGTCTTCCTTTGTTGGACGGAATCTTGTCTCACTCGCTTTAGTTGGTTTGAACAACACCTCATCATCGTCATAAGCGTATAATTCTGTAATCGCATCAAATGCGACTGTCACAAAATCCTCTCCGTTTGTATAGTTTTTGGAAATGTTCGTGATTGCATTTGCCCATTTTTGTTGACATGTCTTTATATCTTTCCTACTTAACATTGTTATTATATACAATTATTAACTCTCCAATATTTTAAATGATGTCCAATGATACGATCTCCGCATTCTTACTTATTCTGTTCAACTCCTTCCCTATAGAACCTGTTCCAGAGAACAACTCCAACATACGCATTTTATCATGATGGAAACAAAAATTTTTGAAATGTTTTGTTGTCTATTCGCCGAAAAAGTATCTAAAGTTTTGTTATCTTACTATATGTAGAATACGATCAAAACATTACAAAAAAAGTGTTTTAGGATAGGTGTGTTGAGTTAGGGTGTATAAAAGTATTTAAAAAATAGTTATAATATAGTATTTGTAATAAAGTGTATTACCGATATTATAAAATTAATTTTTTTATTTATCAAATGTTGTTGGGGAAACACGAAGGCATCGTGTCCGAGTGGTTAAGGAGTGGGTCTTAAGCACCCATGGGCGTTTGTCCGCGTAGGTTCGAACCCTGCCGATGCTATTTCCTTTGTCCCCAACCACATTTGATACATCAACCATTAAAATTTGATATTTGATATATGATATCTATTATATATCTATTATATATATGAATTTCAAAACTTCATCTGAAGACTTACCTATCCAAAAAACAGATACACCATCCATAAGTTTAAAAAAATGTTCTCGTTGTAAAAACTTTATGATGGTTTAAATTTTAAATTTAATCTTAAAAATCTATCGTATTCAAAACAATGTATAACCTGCCAAAAAAAACAATTGGAATATGTTATGAAACATTACAATAAAAACAAAGATAATGAGGAATACCAAGATAAAGTGAAAGGGTATCGAGACAAATACAGACAATCTGAAACATTTCAACAATATCGTGAAAATCGAAAACAAGACGAAGAAGTGAAAGAACAAAAAAATAAATATAATAGAGATTGGAGAGCCAATAATATAGAAAGAGCAAAAGAAAGAGACAAACGAAATCAAGCAACTTATTATGCGAATAATAAAGATACTGAAGAGTATAAATTAAAAAAGGCTATCAAAGCTAAAAAATATAGTCAAAACCTGAAATTAAAGAGAAGAGTAAAGAATATTATTCAAAACCTGAAACTAAAGAAAGAAGGAACAAAATTCAAAATAGGAGACGAAAAGAAGATATTGGATTTGCCCTAAGACAAAATATCTCTCGTCGTATCAACAAAGCCCTAAACAATGTAAACTCTGTAAAAAGTGATAAAACAGTGGAATATTTGGGTTGTTCGATGGTTGAATTTGTAAAACACATAGAGAAACAATTCAAAGACGGTATGACTTGGGACAATTACGGCAGAAGCTCGGGAGGAGGAGACAACAAACATTGGGAGATTGATCACATCATACCTATAAATTACGAAAAACCGTCATTGGAAGATGTGAAAGAACGATTGGTATACACCAACTGTCAACCGATGTGGGCGGAAGAAAACAGAAGTAAAAGCAATCGATATATTGGCTAAAAACATTATGAAATCTATTCATCATCAGATTCGGATTCTAAAGCAAGATCGGTCTCATCATCGTCTGATCCCATGTCTTCTTCTTTTTCAGTATTGGTGTTATCTTTGTCGTAGTCATTCTCAATTTTTTTCAATCGATCCATGAATTTGTCATCGATTTCGTCATCGGAATCATCCGACTCTTCTGATTCGGAATCTAAGTCCGATATGTATTCTTTAGTTAGCTCTTCTTCTTTCTTTATTGGCGACTTCACAGTAGACTTCTTGTTAACCTTCTTTTCAATCTTCTTGTTCACTTTTACTTCTTCCTTATTTACTTTCTTTTTCTCTGTAANCATTGCTTTATCTCCGTTATTGTTATTGTAATACGCTTCTTTCATCCTCAACGCGCGATCGTTCAACTCGCGCTTCTCGTCTTCGGGAACATGCTTCCACGCCTTCGCCACGATGGTTGTCAAGCGTTGGGGTTTGATCCCAGGATTTTGATCCTTAACCACCACACGATGCTCCTTCATAAACAGATGGTATCCCGAAAAACGAGGTTTCTTCTGTTTTTTTATAAGAGTCTTCTTTTTCTTTTGAACGGGCATCGAACTGTCTTTAAGCGTTAACGCGTCCTCGATCTCTTTCGTCAACAAGCTTTTGTTCTTCAAAGTATTCATTACTTCAGACAGAACATCATTTCGCATGTCGTTGAAGATGTTCATCATGGATTGCATGTAAGATGCCATTGTTCTCAAAGTTGTAAGTAAGTTTGTTTGATAAGTTATGAAAACCCTAACACAACTTTCAATTTTTATCAAATNTCTGAAANTACTTTCAGAAATATTCTAAAATATATATTTTAAACACATTTATCGATTGGTGTATTTTAGTAACTGTTCATATAAATATGTGTAATAACCCTGATCGTAAGAAGCGGGTTCGCAAGCATTTAAGATAGCTCGGACATGGTGAATGTTGTATCTGCGCACCCAATCTGGAACAACTGTTGATGTTGCTGCTGCTACTGGACGCTGGTGGTGTGTAGTTCTTGTCATTATTGTTCGACAACACGGACATCTGTTTGAGGTCCGTTTCCAAGTCTCTAAACAATTCGTGTGATAATAGTGTCCACAATTGGTCACAGTAAAATGTCTGGTTATGGTCTCGATACAAATGGGACATTCGGTATTCTCTGGCACAACAACATCGGGGTTTTGTTGGGTGTAATGTATATGTCTACCACAATATAAAAATCCTCTTTTTGCCTTACAATTGCATTTGAGACCGGTTTTCTTGATATACGCGGCACAGATTGTAGTATTGCTAGTTGATGCCATAATAATTAATAAAATGTAAAATTATAATGTATCAAATATTTATATAAATAAAATACGGTATATGGTGTTAAATATCATATAATAACAAATGAATTTCAAATTCTTTTCTTACATGTGTAGTTGCCACAAGATTGTGAACGAACAATTTGATAAAGCGGATTATGATGCGGATGGTAGAATAACTTTGAACGAGTTTCACTCCTATTTCTTAAAAAAATACAGAAGACCACCGACTAATGATCAGTGGTTTAAATTCCATTTAGCGGATGTAAACAACAATGGATACATAAGCAAATACGATGTGGAGATATTTGAGAAGAATATTAAATTATTTAATTAACTAGTTGTAATAGTTGTATTTCATTTTTAGGGAATAGTTGTAATTTTTATCGATGCTTATATAAGGCATATGTAAATTNAATATCGCTCTCAATTTGGAGAAACAAGTGTTCACATATTTAATTAAATTGTCCCATTCACAAACAAACTGTTTNATATGTAATATTTCGGTTGATGCAAGTATTTTGTGACAAATATCACATGATATAACAACAAACATATTGAATACCTCGTTTTTAACTTTGGTTATTTGGATTCTCTTTTCTCGTTGATACAACAAAGTNCTCCACTTTTTATCATCGATCTTGTTATACACCCATTGTATACGCAAATCCAAATTTTTCTTGATATCATTTTCTTCAACGAGTTCGTTTGATGTTAAATCGTTGACATAAAGCAACAAACGAAAATATAGCAACAACAAATTGTANGAGTGCAAATCACAAGATTTGGAAACAAGATAAATGTGTGTCATGAAATATCGCTGTTCCGGAAAACCATTACAATTTGGGTTAATATTATTATGAGTAGAAACTTCCTTTTCTATTGAATTGAACCATTCAAAGTAATGCGGATTGTGAATCGCTCCTTTCTCGATCTTCCCTGATACCCATCCGAATGCGGTGTTACAATTCGTGCACCACATTTGATTACACCCATCGATCTTATGTATCAACGAACTACAATTTGGACACGGTTTCGTACTGCTTTTCAACACCACTACAGTCTTGACATCATTCTTATTACATATATGCCCCGATTCCAATTTGTTGTAACAATACATGCATATGTATGTGTTACAAAAGTTGCATTTGTACTCCTTATCGGTGATGTAACCTTTACAGTTATTCTGTATACACGCACAAACTACTTTATACTCATATTTGTATATTTCGTCATTCGAGGAATACTCCATTTTCCATTTTAACACTTTAAACTTTAACTCTTCCGTGATTTGGTATAGATTTATCCGTTCTTTTGAATATTCTAAATATTTCTCGTATTTTTGCTTTTTTGGTTCGTTACAAACATGTTTATCTTCGTTGATGATTGATCGACAATACATACAAATGTTAAATTTGCACTTATAACAATATTTATCTTTGTGAAACACATACATAGCGTTGCAATATCTATTTGGACAAGTTTTCAACGGTAACTCCCTTTCAATATTTTTCAAATATTCGTTGATTTTTTCAATTTGTTTCGAGTTTTGATCAATTCTAGTCTCAATTTGGTTAATATACATGTCATACTCTATATATTTTTGTGTTTCGGGTAACAAAATCTTCTCCTTTTCCATTAATTGTTTTGATTTTAGGATCTTCATTTTGATTATGAACGATTTCGTCATTGTTTCATATATGAATTTGTAGTCCCATACATGTTTACAAAACATACAATGGACATCTGATTTTGAATCTAAGATGTATGTTTCAATACATATTTTGCAACAAACCTTTCCACAATTATTGCATTTTATCTTTTTTCTTGTTTTTTCGTTATATGTATTAGCGCAAATCAAACATAAATCCATTTTTTTAAAACAAAAACCACTAATTACTATTTATCAATATTAAAAAAGTGTATAATCATGTTTTATTCAAATAAAGTCAATGTATATGCACACAACATAGTCTGTATATGTAAATCTACATATTCGTATTGTGAAAAAAAATTGATGAAAAATAACTGAGAAAAAAACATCTTTACAAACAACATACAATTGCAACGACACTTACAAGTTATCAACACGACACTTACAAGTTAT